GGTGATTAGGAGCCCAAACGATTTCCAGAGACAGCAATTTCCAAACCTATTCTTGAAACATTGTTGCGTAGATTGGGGCTGGACAGGCTGTTGCCATGATGTCACAATGCTTTTACTGAGCCATGTAGACCGCTTTCGGGGGAATGCGGGAGTAAGTTTACCAGCTAAACACCGGAACAAAATGGTAGGCGCAGTTTTAAACGGATACTAAAATGATATTTTTATACGAATTTAGGAACCATTGTGACATCATATCAGCGTAAACCTACCACTGGTGGGGTTATAATCGGATCGTCGTATGACGAGGCGCGTACACGCAAGGTAAATGCCGAAGCTGAAATTGCGGAACTGGAACTTGCCAAGATTCGCGGCACTCTTTGCATGACCAACGATGTTGTCGCGGCTTGGGAAAGCGTTCTTCACGCCTGTAAAGCCAAGTTTCTTGCCCTGCCTACTAAAGTCGCTCCAATTTTAGCCACGGAAACAGATGTTGTGGTGGCGAAGGACCATTTGGAGAATGCGATCCGCGAGGCACTGGCAGAACTGTCCAACTACCAGCCCAGCATTGATCCTGTCCGCACTGGATCAGTGTCAGAAGAGGCCACAGTTGAAACCGCTGTGGTCGAACAGCCTAAGCGCAAGGTCGGACGCCCTAAGAAGGGCCGGACGATAATCGTATGATCGAACAAGCCACCAGAGAATCCGCACTGGAGCAAATGGCCAAGGCCATGAAGCAGATGACGCCGCCTCCGCGTATGAGTGTGGCCCAGTGGGCCGACCATGAACGTCGGTTGGACTCACAGAGTAGTTCTGAGCCTGGTCGATGGGTGACATCAAGGGCTGAGTACCAGCGCGGTATCATGGATGCTTGCTCTGATCCGCTGGTCAAAGAGGTTGTGGTGATGTGCGGTGCGCAGCTTGGCAAGTCTGAGATGCTGCTGAACACCATTGGATACCACATGGCCCACGATCCTGCGCCTATTCTGATGATGCAGCCAACTGTGGATATGGCGCAGAGTTTTAGTAAGGACCGTGTGACAGCGGGTCTGTTACGCTCAACCCCTTGCCTTCGAGACAAGGTTAAAGACAGTAAGGCCAAAGATGCAAACAACACTACGCTTCATAAAGTTTTTCCCGGTGGCGCTCTTTCTCTTGTCGGCGCTAATTCTCCTAGTTCCCTTGCTTCTCGCCCGATTCGTGTTGTTCTTTGCGATGAAGTTGATCGATACCCTCCTTCTGCTGGTGAAGAGGGCGATCCAATATCTCTTGCCAAACGAAGAGCCGCAACCTTCTGGAACAGGAAGATCATTCTAGTATCCACGCCTACGAATAAGGGTGGGAGCCGAATTGAGTCGGCCTATAACGAAAGCGACCAGCGCAAGTTTATGGTTCCGTGCCATCAATGCGGACACAAACAGGTCTTGGCGTGGTCGAACGTGACTTGGACTGACGATAATCCCAGCACTGGCGCTTATCACTGCGCTGAATGTGGCTCTGTCTGGTCAGATACGGATCGGCACAGGGCTGTTCGCAATGGTGAATGGGTGGCTTTTGCGCCGTTCAACGGTGTGGCAGGGTTCCATTTAAACGCACTTTACTCACCGTGGTCAGTGTTATCCGACGCAATCGAGGAGTTTTTGGCGGCGCGGAAGAACCCAATGCGGCTAAAGACCTTTGTAAACACCTTCCTTGGCGAGACATGGGAAGATGCTGGCGAGGGTGTGGATGATTATGCTGTGGCGCAGCGTAAGGAAGATTACGAAGGCATCCCTGATGAGGTGGTACTGCTGACGGCTGGAGCCGACGTTCAGGATGACCGCGTCGAAGTCGAGATTGTGGGCTGGGGCGCTGGCGAAGAAAGCTGGCAGATCGATTACCATGTAATTTACGGCGACCCATCCACCACACAGCTATGGCACAAGGTCGATGAGGTCTTGCTGGCGACCTATGAGCATCCATCTGGTGAGCCAATGCTTGTCCGTGCCACCTGTATTGATACTGGCGGACACCACACACGGGCTGTTTACAACTATGCTAAGACACGCGCCGGACATAGAGTGTTTGCCATCAAGGGTGTTGGCGGAGAGGGCAAGCCGATTGTCGGGCGTCCGTCCAAGAACAACATCGGCAGGGTTCCGCTTTATCCCATTGGCGTTGATACGGCAAAAGAGGTTCATTACTCGCGCTTGAAGATGGATGAGGCTGGTCCAGGCTATTGTCACTTCCCTGCCAAGCGGGATGACGAGTATTTTAAGCAGCTAACTGCTGAAAAGCAGATGATCCGCTATCACAAGGGTTTCCCATCGCGTGTCTGGGTTAAAACGCGAACAAGAAACGAAGCTTTGGACGTTAGAGTGTATGCAATTGCGGCTCTTACGATCCTAAATGTAAATATGGATAGCGTGGCCCGTAAGTTTTATGCTAACATGGAAAAGCATAAATTGCCAAATGTCGAAGAAGCTGATAAACGCCATCCTTTAACGGCTGGCAAAAAGCCTGTTCGTAGAGGCGGTTTCGCTAACAACTGGCGCTGAGGGATGATGGCTAATCTTTTTGACGAGAATGAAGCACCAGAGGGCGAACCACTGAAGATCGTTGTTGGCGATTTCATTCAGTGGAAAAAGACGGCTCTGGCAGAGACTTATCCTCCTGCACTTTACTCCGCTAACTATGTTGCGCGGATAGCTGCTGGGACTACTGCTGAAATACAAATAGCTGCGGTTGAAAGAACTGGATATTATTTATTTACGGCAAGTAGCGCGACATCTGCTGCGTTTACCCCTGGCTTTTATCATTGGCAGCTTGAAGTTGTACAAACATCCAGCGGCAACCGCGTTGTTGTTGAGCGCGGTGAGTTCGAGGCCATCCAAGACCTCGACAATAGCGGCGCTGATCCACGCACTCATGCTGAGATTATGCTCAATAAGATTGAGTCTTTGTTGCAGGGTCGTGCTGACAAGGATGTGTCTTCCTACTCTATTCAGGGTCGCTCTATTGCGAAAATGTCCATTGTGGACTTGTTGCAGTGGCGCGATTATTATCGCAAGGAAGTTTCAAAGGAGCGGCGCGATAACGCCATTGCTCTTGGAAAGCCGACTAAGACCACGATGAAGGTGCGTTTCCTATGAGTTTGTGGCGTGAAGCATTGGGCTTGCCCCCAAAGGTACAGAACAAAGTAGCGAAGCGTTCTTATCACGCTGCGAATACGGGTCGGCTCTTTGCCGACTTTATGGCATCTAGCCGCAGCCCTGACAGTGAATTAAAACCTGACCTAGTTCTGATGCGTAACCGTTCGCGTGAACTGGCGCGTAATGATGTTTACGTTAAGCGTTTTATGAACTTGCTCAAGACCAACGTGGTCGGTGACAAGGGCATGACCCTGCAAGTTAAGGCGCGAAACACGAACGGATCGCTGGATTCAATTGGCAACCAAATTATTGAAGATGCGTTTTCCCAGTTTGCCCTTAAAGGCAACTGCACGGCAGATGGTCGCCTAAGCTGGATCGACCTTCAGAAATATGTGATAGAAGCGACTGCGCGTGATGGCGAGGCTATTATCCAGATCGTGCCTAACCGTGTGTTTATTCACGGCATCGCATTCCACCCTATTGAATCTGACCAGATCGATGAGCAGAAGAACGAGAAGCTGCGTAACGGACGCGAAATCCGCATGGGCGTTGAGGTCGATGAGTTCCAGCGTCCTGTTGCCTATTGGGTAAAGAAGCGTCACCCTGGTGATTCTGATTTCTCATCCATCTCTATCAATTCGTCTAACCGCATTGACGCGAAAAATATCATCCATGTTTATGATCCGCTTCGCGCTGGTCAGACACGCGGCGAACCTTGGCTGGCCCCTGCCATGAGCCAGTTGAAGATGTTGAACGCTCACCGTGAGGCTGAGTTGGTCGCATCGCGTATGGCTGCATCTAAGATGGGCTTCTTTACGTCAGACAATGGCGAAGATGCCCCAGCCGACGATTACGACAACACTGTCCCGATCATTGATGCGGAACCAGGCACTTTCCATCAGTTGCCCAATGGCGTTGACTTCAAGCCATTTGATCCATCGCACCCAGCGACTGCATTCAGCGATTTCCAGAAGGGCATCATTCGCGGTATCGCGTCTGGCCTTGGCGTATCCTATGCTGCGCTGTCGAACGATCTGGAAGGCACATCCTACAGTTCGATCCGTCAAGGTGCGCTGGAAGAGCGTGACTCTTATAAGATGATGCAGCAGTTCCTGATGGAGCATTTTGTCATCCCAGCATACAATGCTTGGCTCAGGCACGTTATGGAGTTTGGTTTTATTCCAATTCCAGTATCGCGCTTTGACAAGTTTTCATCCGCTTCAAGTTTCCGTCCCCGTGGTTGGCAGTGGGTCGATCCTCAAAAGGAAATCAACGCAGCCGTTACCGCTATGCACAATGGCGTTATGTCGATGCAGGACGTTGCTGGTCAGTATGGCCGCGATGTCGAAGAGACATTTAGCCAGTGGCAGCGCGACAAGGAAATGGCTGACGCTTTTGGTCTTGAATTAGCATTCTTCCCGTTTGGCGCGAATGAAGCAATCAAGGGTCAAGATGAACCAGAACCGATTGTTTGATTCTTTCTTAATTAGGTGTTATTGTTTCGCTGAAACGCTTTTTGGAGCAATTTATGTCAGAAGTTGAAGAACGCGCCACAATTAAAGTCGAGATAGAAATCGACACTGAAGATCATCCTGAAGTGGAAATGGTCGAGGAAGTTGTTGACGAAGAGGAATTGCCTTCTGAGGAAGAGCGCAAAGCCCCTGTCGAACTTCTGCATCGCGCTATGGATATGTCAGCTAAGTCAGTTGATGAGAAAAAGCGCACTGTTGAGATAGCTGTTTCTTCTGAACTGGCGGTTGACCGCTCATTCGGTAAGGAAATACTGGTCCATGAAAGCGGAGCCATTGATATGGGCTTTGTCGCTTCGGGCCGTGCGCCACTGCTTCTGGACCATGATCCAGAGCGTCAGATTGGCGTTATTGAATCCGTGGAACTTTCTGGGGACCGTGTTCTTCGAGCCAAAGTCAGGTTCGGGCGCTCGGCACTTGCTCAGGAAGTTTTTCAGGACGTTGTCGATGGTATCCGGTCGAATGTTTCGGTGGGCTATCGCGTCAACAAAATGGAGCGATCCACGACGAATAAGGATGAATACTTTGTTCGCTCTTGGTCGCCCCTTGAGGTATCTGTCGTTTCTATCCCTGCTGACCCGTCAGTTGGCGTGGGTCGTAGCGCGGCTGCTCTCGAACCCAAACCTACCATTGAACCATCCATCAAGAAGGAGTCCAAAATGGACAACGAAGTAAACTTGGATGCGGTTCGGGCCGAAGCTGCTGAAGCTGCCGCTCGTAACGCCTCCGCAATCGTCGAACTCGCCGCTCGTCATAACAAACGTGACCTTGGCGATGCCGCTCTCCGTTCGGGCAAGAGCATTGAACAATTCCGTGGTGAATTGCTCGAAGCAATTGGTTCGGACAAGCCACTTGCAAACGAAAACATTGGCCTGACGAAGAAAGAAGCCCGTCAGTTCTCGGTTGTTCGTGCAATTGCTGCTCTCGCAAACCCAACTGACCGTCGCCTTCGCGAAGCCGCTGCATTCGAGTTTGAAGTCTCGGAAGCTGCTGCACAGCGTTATGGCCGCGCTGCACAGGGCGTTATGCTCCCAACCGACGTTCTCGGCGTTTGGAAGCGCGACCTGAACACCAGCGACGACAACGAAATCGTAGCAACTAACTTGCTTGCTAACGAGTTCATCGACGTTCTGCGTAACTCCTCGTCCGTTATGCAAGCTGGTGCGCGTATGCTCCCAGGTCTTGTTGGCAACGTAGCTATCCCTAAGAAGACTGCTGCTTCGTCGGGCGGCTGGATCAGTTCTGAAGGCGGCGCTGCCTCTGAATCTGAACCAACCTTCGGCACGGTATCGATGGCTCCAAAGAATGTTGGTGCATTCACCGACATGACCCGCCAGTTGATCCTGCAATCAACCCCTGCCATCGAAGCACTGGTTCGTGACGATTTGACACAGGCTCTGGCCTTGGCAATCGACAAGGGCGCATTGGAAGGTTCCGGATCGTCCGGTCAGCCAACGGGTATCTTGAACACCTCTGGTGTAAACAAGCCAACCTCGTTTGCTGCTGCTGTTCCAACCTTTGCTGAAATGGTTGCGATGGAAACTGCTGTTGCAGAAGACAACGCTCTGTTCGGCAACTTGGCCTACATCACAGACGCAGCCACTTACGGCGGTCTGAAGACCAAAGCCAAGGACGCTGGTTCGGGTATGTTCGTCCTCGAAGGCGGCGAAGCGAACGGTTACAATGTAATTCGTACTCAGCAGGCAACTGCTGGTAACGTATACTTCGGTAACTTTGCTGACTGCCTCATCGGTATGTGGGGTGGACTCGATCTTCTGGTTGATCCATACACTGCTTCGAGCAGCGGTACTGTTCGCGTTCGTGCGCTTCAGACTATTGACGTTGCACTTCGCAACGCAGTCTCGTTCGCATACAACAACGACGGCGCATAAGTAATGTTGAGGGCTGATATTTGGAAGTCATATCAGCCCTCAACTTCTTTGGAGAATGATATGCAATACAAGTGCATTCGTGGCGTAATAACATCGCAAGGTCCACTAAGCGTGGGTGATGTTGTTACTCTTCCACATAGCGAGGCTTTGGTGCTTATCGCTCATAAAAAAATCGAAATCTTTGAGGAAGTCCGTGTGGCTCAAGCCCCAAAGGTTGAACATCGTGATCCTGTAATCACAGAAATAGAAAATCGCGATCCTGTCGTTAAGCGCAGTTTCAAGAATGGGGATTGAATCCGCCACTGACATTCTCGATTTCTTTGAAGTCGATGATTTTGCAGATACTGCCACTTACACTGCCGTAGGTGGCAGTCCTGTTTCTGTGAACGGAATCTTTGATGCCCCGCAAGCCAGCCGTGGCGCAACAGACCTGATGGAGATTACAATCCCATCGCCGCAGTTTGTTTGCCGCACTGCTGATGTGCCTTTGGCCGCTGATGGCGATGAAATAATCATTCGCTCTGTAACTTATAACGTGCGGGTTGTTTTGACGGATGGAACTGGCGTAAGTACCCTTATTCTCGAAAAGGTGTAACATGAGCCACGTTCGGCAACAGATCAGAGATTATGCTGCCACCCTGCTGGTAAACTTTATCTACGATAGGTTCGGGATTGTAATTCTGGACCGCTTTAACATTGAGCTTGCAGCTAGGCAGGGTCAAAATTTACTTTCCACAGGAACATTGTACAAGTTTCGTAAATATGCGCTTGATGATGCACAGCTTCCGGCACTGATTGTTTACACGACAAATGATGTAACGAACCTTGCCACTATCGGCAGTCGCACTTTGTCACACAACCTTGAATTAAGGGTTGATGTAATTAACAAAGGATCAAGCCTAAACATCTTTGAAAACATAGAGGCTTTCTGCGCTGAATTGAATGGCGCAATCGAAGATGACTATAGCTTTTCAGGACTTGTCAAAAGCTGTGTGCTGACGCAATCAGATTTCAGCGTCAATACAACTGGCGAAAAGGCAATTGGCACTGGCAAAATGATCTTTGACGTTAAGTACATGACCGCCATCAATAACTGCCAGGTGTCTATCTAATGTCGCACATTAATAATCAGATACGCGACCGAATCGCTGACATCATAGGCGCTTTGCCTTTCTTTTCTGGGCGCGTGTATAAGATGCGATCCTACGCATTGGATGATGAGAAACTTCCAGCGGCTGTGATATACACAAACAGCCAAACTAATTCTCTGGCGACCATAGGAACAAAAACATCTATGGGGTCACTGCAAGTTTTTGTAGAGATTTTTATTAAGGGCCAAAGTTCAACAATCATAAACCAAGTAGATGACGCCTGTGTTTTGATTGAGGATGCCATCGGTTCTGATTTCCAGTTGTCAGGATTAGTAAAAAGCTGTATTCTGTCGCAGTCGGACGTTGACATTAATGTTGAAGGTGAGAAGCCAGTTGCTAATGCGCGGTTGTCTTACGCAGTGCAATATGTTACGCTACTAGCTGATCTGGAGACACCGCGATGAAGATGGTCAAAGTTTATAACAAAGCTGGCGATGAGATACTTGCCTGTGAGGTTGATCTTGACCGCTATGCGCAGATTGGCTGGACACCTATTAAAGAAAAGCCCAAGGCGAAGCCAGAGGCTAAAGAGGAGACTGAGTAATGGCTACGCACACTGGTTCAGAGGGAACTGTTAAGGTTGGCGCAAATGCCATTGCTGAAATCCGTTCCTATTCGCTTGAGGAAACGGCTGACACTGCTGAAGATACCTCAATGGGCGATTCGTATCGCACGTTCAAGACAACTCTGAAGGCATGGACCGGATCGGTTGATGTTTTCTGGGATGAGACTGATACGGACGGTCAGTTTGCCCTTTCTGTAGGCTCAACAGTCACTGCAAACTTCTTCCCAGAAGGCGCTTCTTCTGGTGTATCTGAAAAGTATTATTCCGGTGAGGCAATCGTTACTGGCAAGACCGTAACTGGTAGCTTTGACGGTATGGTCGAATCCACAATCACGCTTCAAGGCACTGGTGCTTTGACGCTCTCCACCTTGGCGTAAGGACTAACTAGATGGCAACGCATACTGGCTCTGAAGGCACTGTTAAAGTTGGCTCGACCAACAGCATTGTTGAAATCCGCTCTTATTCAGTAGAAGAAACCGCTGACACTGCGGAAGACACTTCGATGGGTGATAGCTACCGTACCTTTAAGACCACTTTGAAAGCGTGGACAGGTTCGGTTGACGTATTTTGGGATGAAACGGACACCACTGGCCAAGGCGCTCTGCTTGTTGGCTCAGAAGTGACTGTTCGCTTTATGCCAGAAGGTGCAGCATCTGGTGATGCGTATCTGACGGGCAGTGCAATTGTCACTGGCAAAACTATCACAGGCAGCTTTGACGGCATGGTAGAATCCACAATCACACTTCAGGGTACTGGTTCATTGAGTGCTGCTACGGTTTAATTTAAGAGGATATAATTATGAGTATTTCAAAGCGTATTGCAGAGCGTACATCTACCAAGACACATATTGAAGTTGCAGAATGGGGTGAAAATGGGACGCCGGAAAAGGTTTATTACGGCCCCCTGCTTGCTGGCGAACTGAACCGGATACAGCGCAAGCATCCTCAGTTTCTTAACAACGCATCGTTTGAGGCAATGGTTGATCTAATCATTCTCAAAGCAGAGAATGGCCAAGGCGAAAAGCTATTTACGCTTGAGGACAAGGCGATTCTAATGCGCGAAGAGGTTGGCGTGATTTCGACTGTTGCAGCCGCTTTAATGAGCGGTAGCAGCGTTGAGGAGCATGAAAAAAACTAACAGACGATCCGTTTAGGTTCAATCTACTGACCTTGGCGGATCGGCTTGGCAAAAGCATCTCAGAGATTGAAGAAATCTCAATAGACGAGTATAACGAGTGGGTCGCTTACTTTAAGCTGGACGTAGAGAGGCAGAAAAAGCGTGGCTCAGGACCAAAGAGTTGAGTTTCTATTCGCGGCTCAGGTTTCTGGGCAGGAGCAGCTTCAGAAGCTAATATCTTCTGTCGATTCGCTGCGCAAAGAGACTGAACAACTTAAATCTTCCAACGCTGGCCTAGCTTCATCCACTGATGCCGTGATCCGCAATGGCACTCGTTATAATAATGCCATTGATGCACAGTCCAAGGCGCTTCGCCAAGCGCGGCAAGGCACTCAGCAACTTGGTATGCAGATCAATGACTTTGCGACCAGTGTTTCAACTGGTGCAAGTCCAGTTCAGGCGTTTAACCAGCAAATCGGTCAAGTTGGTTTCGCCATGTCGCAAATGGGCGGCATAGCAGGAAAAGTTGGCGCATTTTTAGCTGGGCCTTGGGGTGCTGCTCTTGTCATCGGTACAATGGCTGTTTCCGCATTATGGAACATGATGGACCAAGCCCCAGAGGTAAATGATAAATTTGCAAACGCTCTTTCACGTTCCCGTGATGCGCTTTTTGATTATCAAGTTACTCTGGCAAAAACACGCGAAGAGGTGTTGGCTTTATATGAAACCAAATTAGCTGGTCTTCAATTTGAATTTCAGAAGTCAGCTACAGATGCTGGTAAATTTGGCCGAAAAGTCCAAGAAAGTCGAGATATTTTGGATAACTGGCGCACCAAGCCGATATGGCAAGTTGGTGCAGCCATGTATCAGAACACTGTGGCAACTGGCAAATACAACGAAGCCACAACTAAAACTTTAGAATTAAATACTGAGATGCTTCAGTTGCAGAATACGCTTGCCCAAATGAGAAAGCGTCATGCAACTGAAGATAGCAGAGAGTCCGCCAAGGCTTTACGCGCTGCGCAAACTGCTGCCAATAAATTTGAAGCGCAATCCAAGCGGGATGCAAAGGCAGCGGAAGCTGAACGTGAAAAAGAATTAAAATCAATCGAGTCCTTCATGGATAAGATCGGAAAAGTGGGAATGAAGGAAATCCCTGCGTATCAAAGAGAGATTGCGCAGTTGGAAAAAGACTTCATGGAACTGTCAAAAGTTGGACAGGCCGCAACCATTGCTCCTTTCAAGGCTGCTGTAGAGTCAATTGAAATGAACGCCTACAGCGATGCTCTAAAGGATGATCTCAAAGAAGCAGACCGCATGGTTAAAGATGCCTTGCCTGATTTGGGTGAAATTCCTGTCAGCAAAGAAATGGAAGCCATAATTTCTCGTACCGAAGAACTAAATGATTCGTTTAAGGCGGTTGGCATGACTGTGAGCGATGCCTTTAAGGGTATGCTGACTGGCGCTATGTCTTGGAAGGACGGAATGCGTAGCCTTATTGCTTCAGTGATTGACCAACTGTGGAAGCTTTTTGTTGTACAGCAAATTGTCGGTGTCATTAGTAACGCACTTGGCAGCGCAACTGGCACACCAAAGAGTTTTGCGCCAACAACTTCTGTAAAACCGCCATCGTTCTTTGCAAAAGGAACAACGTATGCTCCTGGAGGCATGGCGGTTGTCGGTGAGCGCGGACCTGAATTGGTCAATTTGCCTAAGGGTAGCGAAGTTATACCAAATCATAAAATGGGCGGGATGATGGGCGGCAACTTTAACATCAGCGTAGATGCTCGTGGCTCTTCCGATCCAGCCGCAGTTCGCGCTCAGGTGCAACAGGGCATCCTTGAGGCTGCTCCAGCTATTATCGCTGCGGCAGAGTCACGGACAATTGCAGGGCTGCGCAGACCGCGCCTTGGTGGAGTTATGCAGTAATGGCAACAATCACATATCCCTCAACACCCAAAGCGCAGGGTATGTCTTGGCGGCTGGTTATGCCAGCGCAGACCAACATATCTGATTGGACGGGTCGGCGTCAGACCATAGCGTCAGGTCGAGGTTGGTGGGAATGCCAAATTACTCTGCCACCAATTGTAGGCACGACCAACATCAATGCTTGGAGGGCGTTTACGGCTAAATCCCGTGGTGGTGCCAATGATTTCCAGATACCAGTTGATCCGACTGCGCAGTCTACATCATCTGCCACACCTTCGGTGAATGGTGCTAACCAGACAGGCCGACAGCTTAACACAGACGGCTGGACACCATCTACTACTCCGCTAGTGGCTGGTCAGTTCGTCACCATTAATAATCAGCTTTTGCAGTTGACTGAAAACGTAACGGTTAATGGGTCTGGCGTGGCAACACTAACATTTGAGCCATCTATCCGCGTATCGCCATCTGATAACGCTGCAATCGAATACAAGAATCCGTTTTGCCTAATGTATCTGTTAGAGGAGCCAACGCTTTCAGTTGAGGCGGGTTATGTATATAACCTCTCGCTGAATTTACGGGAGTCCTTCTAATGGTTGATCCAACCACACAAGCTGCGCTTGAAGCCACAGTCGTTAATTGGCGCGTTCTAATTTACGCTGACTTTGTTGGTGATGTCTTGCGTGGCACAAGCGGCCTTTACGACAAAGTTATTTCCGGATCGGGCGACACAGAACTGGATGGAACTTACGATAGCTTCAACCACGATCTAATTAACGTATCGACTGTGAAGCACAACGAATCTGGCTCAGATACTGTGTCCATTTCCATGAGCGGCCTTGTTGTGAACAATGCTGACTTTTTGGCGATTATCGGTGACAAGTCAAAGTGGCAGGGACGCATTGCGCGGCTTTGGTTTTATTGCGTTAATGAGAATGAAGGCCAAGTCGGATCAATTATCCCTTACTATACTGGGTACATGAACGAGGTCAGTATTTCAGGCAGCGCAGAAAGCCAAACAGTAACCCTGACAATCGAAAACTATTTGGTCAGCATCGCTGGCGCACAGAATAAGACATACTTAATTCAAAACATTTACGATGCTGGCGATTTATCTGCTGAAGCGTCTATCTCTGCGGCCAATGGTATGGCTGGCGCTGGCGCATATATGTATGGTCCCGGTGGCGGTAATGGTTCTGGTGACGGTGGTGTACCTGGATCTCAAAATACGGATTTCAGATGAGAATAAATGCTTGGGAAGACGCTCTATCTAATTACATCGCCACTAAGCGGCATGAGCCGTTTGAGTATGGCGTAAATGACTGCTGCCTGTTTGCCGCAGGGGCTGTCGAGGCTATTACTGGCGAAGACCCTATGCCTGAGTTCCGTGGTCAATATGATAGTCTTAAAACCAGCCTACAGGTCATTAAAGACATTGGCGCAGGAACCCTTGAGGCTACGATGGATGCAAAGTTCCCAGAAATAGAAATAGGTCACGCCCAGCGCGGGGACCTCGCTTTCCTTGATGGCAGCGTTGGTGTAGTAATGGGTGGCTTCGCTTATTTTGTTTCAGATGATGGGTTGGAGCGCATTAACCGATCCCTATGGGACAAATGCTGGAGCGTAGGCCGTGGGTAAGACTTTAAAAACTGTTGCGATAATCGCGGCTGCTGTTGCTGTTGCCTACTTTGCTCCGCAGATTTCTGTGGCAATTCTTGGCAGTGCTGGGGCAGCAACAGCCGCTGGAGCCGCATTGACCAGCACTATTGTTGGCATAGGCGCTTCATTAGCACTCTCTACAGCCTCAATGGCACTTTTTGGACCAAAGATACCAAGGACGCAGTTATCTCGCTTAAACGTCAGCCTTGATCCATCTACGCCGCGCAAAGTTGTATTCGGCACAACGGCGATGCCACTCGACCTTCGCTATCACGAATCCAGTGGGACAGACCAAGAATATGTTGATTATATTATTGCTGTGGCCGCTCATAAAGTTGCGTCAATTACTGAAATATGGTTTGAAGAAAAGCAAGCGTGGACACTTGCTGGCGGTGTTACGGCCACTTACTCTGGTTATTTGACGATTGCAGTTCGCACTGAGGGAACTGATGCCAACTACATTTCCATTAACGGTGGCTCTAAGTGGGGTGCAAGCCGTCGCCTTACAGGCTGCGCATATGTGCATTTACGCATTAAGCGTACTGGGAATGATAAGAAGCAAGATAGCCCACTGGTAAACGGCTTACCTAGCCGCGTAACAATCATTGGCGACGGCGCTTTGCTTTATGATCCACGCAAAGACAGCACTGTGCCTGGTGGCTCTGGTACGCATCGTGCAACTAACCAAAGCACTTGGGGTGCTTACACAAATGCTGATGACACTGACAACCCAGTGCTGCAATTGCTTTGGTGGTTAATCGGCTGGGAAATCAATAACAAATTATCTGTAGGCTGCGGAGTACCGTATGGTCGAATTGATATGGAATCGTTCATTACAGCAGCTAACATTTGTGATGAGAACGTCACTTTAGCAATTGGCGGAACTCAGAAACGCTATCGCTCAAGCGGCACGGCTTCAGATTCTGATGACCGCATGGAAATTATCAATAACCTTCTTGCTTCAATGAATGGCACACTCCGTGACAACGGTGGTAAGTTGACAGTAACAGCAATGAAAAACGATCTTGCTGATTACGTCCTTGACCTTAATGAAGGCGACATGATCGGTGGGTTTGATTGGCAGCAAACTCGTGGCTTGACCGACAACTACAACATTGCCCGTGGCCGCTATGTTGATCCATCAAATAATAGCCTTTATCAAATGGTAGACTATCCACAGGTCGGTTTCGCTTCACCGGACGGTGTAGAGCGAGTTATGTCACTTGATCTGCCATATGTAGAAGATGGGCGCAGGGCGCAGCGCATCGCCAATCAGGTATTGCAGCGCAACCAGTATCGCGGGTTGTTCTCCACAACCTTTAACGCCAAAGCTCTTGGCTGTCAGGTTGGCGATATTGTGCGCGTTAATTTATCTTCTCTTGGGTGGGCGGATAAATTATTCCGCGTTGTTAGCCAAGAGATTCGCTTTGACGGTCAAGTGCCAATGGCATTGATCGAAGAAAATGCTGCCATTTACGCCTGGGACTCAGATGAAAGCGCCCCCTTAACGGCAACCGCTCCAACTATCTACAACCCGCTGAACAACCCATTGATCCTCGCCATCACAGATGCAGAGGCAGTGTTGGATGGTAAGATTACCAGCTTCTATCAATCAACAACGCCAACTGCTGACGGCATTGGCGACATTTGGTTTGATACCGATGACGGCAATAAAATGTATCGTTGGAATGGGGTATCATGGGCAGTGGCTCAGGATACAGAAATTACGACAGCCATCAACGCAGCATCAGATGCCCAAGCTACCGCTGACGGAAAGGTTAAGACCTTTTTCCAGACAAGTGCGCCAACGGCTGAGGCTATCGGTGACCTGTGGATGGACTTGGATGACAAAAACAAGATGTACCGCTGGAGCGGATCGGCTTGGGTTAGCGTCAGGGATGCTGGCAAGGTAACAACTTTTTATGCCACCAGCGCACCTACGGCAGAGGCCATTGGCGACCTTTGGTATAACATTACCACCTTAGTTTTGAGTCGGTGGGATGGCTCCGCTTGGGTTACAACCGCTACCAATGGCGCACCTTCTGGGACCACCGTTGCTGGCTTGGCTGCGTCCACAGTTGCTGGAACCATTAAAACTGATGGCGTTGTCAACACTGACAAGGTGAATACTGCGTCTGTCCAAACCAACTCAATCAACGCGATTGCTACAGCTTATTCGACGGGTAGTGTTAGCACAACAACATCTGGGGCAACTCTTGCAATTCAAACTGTCTCTATAACCTCAACTGGCAATACTATTTTAGTAAACTCCAGTTCAATTATTAGGGCGCAAGTTTCAAGTGGTTCACTCCCAATTGCAGTTAGGGTTTTGATATGGGTTAGCTGGGTTGATAACCTTGGCAACACTGGAACTTTAGTAAATAATGTGCAACCTACATTTGTACATACGACCAATGTTCAAACTGACATGATGGTTTCAATTCCTGCGGTACACGCCTCAACGGTTTCTGGTCGAACCTATACTTATACTATGAACGCTCAATATTCGAGCGCCAGCATTGTTGGTATTTCAGGCCTAGATAACCGCATTATGACTGCACAGGAGGTAAAACGGTGAACATTATTGTCTATAATATTACCACTGGTATAATAAGCCGTTGCGTTTCATGCCCACCAGATATGGAGGCAGAGCAGTGTGGTGTAGGTGAGGCTTACATAGAACACGAATGGGTCGATGACTCAAAATACAAGGTTGATCTAGACACATTGGATGTTGTCCCAATAGAGCCTGAGCCATAATACAGAGTTGGCATCTAACTCTTAAAATGCTAAGAAGAATCCGAAGGGATAAGCATGGCCTATATTTACGACCTGACTGACACTTGGGGCAATTCTTTAATTGCTTTCGATGGCATTAAAATCAACGTAAATGATACGGCCAGCGCCGCTGGGTCAAAGCTGCTTGATCTGCAAATCAATAACACATCCAAGTTTAGAGTTGGTAAAACTGGAAGTGTTACTGCTGCTGGCGTTGTAGAAAGCACTGCTGGTGGATTCAAATTTCCCGACGGTACAACCCAGACCGCAGCAAGCCCTAGGAATTTGGCTGACTTGGATGATGTAGATTTATCCAATCTTGCTGATGGTAACGTTTTATGTTATGCGTCGTCACTCAATAAGTGGCGTAATGAAGCGCGTGAAAATCTTGTTGATGGAGGCAACTTCTAATGGCTAATACACTAAGAATCAAACGTAGAGCGAGTGGTGGTGCTGGAGCGCCAGCAAGCCTACAGAATGCTGAATTAGCCTTTAACGAAGTTGATAACGTACTTTACTACGGTAAGGGAACTGGCGGCGCTGGCGGATCAGCGACAACTGTTGAAGCTATTGCTGGTAGCGGTGCTTATGTCGCTCTTACTGGCGCTCAGACAGTTGCTGGCGTTAAGACCTTTTCCGATACCATTAGCGGCTCAATCACTGGAAACGCTGGTACTGCGACAACTCTTGCCACTGCACGAAACCTGTCTCTGACTGGTGATGCAACTGCAACCCTGAGCAGCTTTAATGGTTCTGCAAACGTCAGCGCGGCTCTTACTCTCGCAACGGTAAACTCCAATGTTGGCACATTCACAAAGCTGACTGTCAACGGTAAGGGCTTAGTAACTGCTGCTGCGAATGCGATCCTTAACGATATTGGCGCACCAACGTCTGCTTATTCGTTTAACTCACAACGTATCACGAACCTTGCAGAGCCAAGCGCATCGACTGACGCTGCAACTAAGAACTATGTTGATAGCGTAGCGCAGGGCTTGGATGTCAAAACATCTGTTGTTGCAGCCACCACTGCGAACATCACGCTTTCGGCTCCGCAAACCATTGACGGCATTTCTGTCATTGCCGGTGATCGTGTTCTAGTTAAGAACCAAACAACTGCTTCCACTAACGGTATTTATGTTGTTGCTGCTGGCTCTTGGACACGCGCTGTTGACGCCGATACTTGGGCTGAATTAATCAGCGCATTTGTGTTTGTTGAGCGCGGAACGATCAACGCAGACACTGGTTATGTTTGCACAGTCGATCCAGGCGGTACGCTTAACTCAACTAACGTCACATTTGCTCAATTCTCTGGCGCTGGCACATATGTTGCTGGCAACGGCCTTGCGCTTACAGGTAACTCGTTCAGCGTTACTGGCACTTCCAACCGCATTTCGGTTAGTGGCTCAGGCGTTGACATTGCTTCGACCTATGTTGGCCAAACATCAATCACCACGCTTGGAACGATTGGAACCGGAACGTGGAATGGCTCGACCATTGGCATCGCTTATGGCGGCATTGGTCTGACAACTGCTGTTAATGGCTTGTTGAAGGGCAACGGATCAGCTTATTCGGTGGCCGTTGCTGGAACTGATTATCTTGATCCAAACAGCACTATTGACGGCGGCACATTCTAAAAAATACCACCCTGCTATATAGCGAATAAAGGGAAGCCACATGGCAAATAAATTAAAGATTAAAAGGTCGGCAGTATCGGGCAGAGTTCCTTTGTCCACCGATCTTGAGCTTGGCGAACTTGCGATTAACACGTTCGACGGCAAGCTCTACACCAAAAAGGATAACGGCACGGTTTCAGTTATTGAAATCGGCGCTGGTGGTGGTGGTTCAGGGACGGTAACATCTGTAGCTGCTTCTGGCGGCACTACTGGTCTGACGTTCACCGGATCACCAATCACTACAACCGGCACTTTGACGCTTGGTGGAACTCTGGCTATAGCTAACGGCGGAACTGGCGCGACAGACGCCTCTACGGCGCGTTCAAACCTTGGTGCTGCCGCATCTGGCGCTAACGCTGATATCACATCAATGACTGCAATCACGGGCGGAATCTCATCGCCTGACTTTGTGCAGTTTGATACAACGGCAACTGTCACCCCTGCCACTGGTCGCCTATATTTCAACGATAGCGAAGGTGGCCTATCCTATACGCTTAAGGGCGGAAATGTCGTTCAAGAGGTTGGGCAATCGCAACAGGTGCTTGTTTATAACGGCACTGGCGCAGCATTGAGCAAAGGACAGGTCGTTTACAGCAATGGAGCGCAGGGGCAGCGTCCGACGGTTGCTTTGGCGCTTGCTACGGGCGATGCAACATCTGCACGGACGCTTGGTATCGTTGCTGAAGCCATCGCCAATGGAGCGGAAGGCTGGGTATCGACGCTTGGCATTGTTGAAAACATCAACACATCTGCATTTACTGCTGGCGCACAGCTTTACCTTTCCGGCTCAACGGCTGGCGGATTGACCGCAACCAAACCAGTGGCCCCGCTTCACATGGTATATGTGGCGCGTTGCATCAAAAGCCATGCTTCATCTGGCCGTCTGTTCGTTACTGTTCAAAACGGCTATGAGCTTGACGAGCTTCACGATGTGTCTGTGGTTTCGCCAACTAACGGCCAAACTATCGTTTATAACAGCACGACAAGCCTTTGGGAAAAGAACACTGTATCGCTGACGGCTGGCGTTAATGGAACGCTGCCGATTGCTAATGGCGGCACAGGGTCAACCACTGCGGCTAACGCCCTGACTGCACTTGGCGCTTATCCAGCCACAAATCCTAATGGCTATACATCCAACACTGGAACGGTCACTGGCGTTACAGGAACAGCGCCTATCGTTAGTTCTGGCGGAACTGCTCCAGCTATCTCCATAAGCGCGGCTACTACCAGTGCGGCTGGCAGCATGTCTTCTGCTGACAAAACCAAACTTGATGGCATTGCAGCGAGTGCGAACAATTACGTTTTGCCCAAAGCTACTGCTACAGCTTTGGGCGGAGTTGAGGTGTTCGATGCGACAGTGCAGACTGTAGCTGCGAATGCTGTGACCAGCACGGCGTCACGGACCTATGGCGTTCAATTAAACGCAGCCGACCAAATGGTTGTCAATGTTCCTTGGGTTGATACGGTAAATGCAGGAACTGTAACATCAGTAGGCGGCACAGGAACCGTCAACGGCATTACGCTCACTGGTACGGTGACAGCTTCCGGGTCGTTGACCCTTGGTGGCACACTGTCTGGCGTCAATCTTGCCACCCAAGTTACTGGCACACTACCTGTTGCTAATGGCGGTACTGGTGCGATCACTCTTACAGGTGTAGTTAAAGGTAATGGTACGTCAGCAATGACGGCTGGAACAGTAACTGTATCAGAGGGCGGAACAGGCGCAACCACGCTTACAGGCTACCTAAAAGGCAGCGGCACAGCCGCCTTAACAGCATCGGCTGCAATCCCTGTGGCTGATGTAACGGGCGCTGCGCCTTTAGCTTCACCGACATTTACAGGCACGGCCACCTTTGCGACAACAGACGCGCTTGGCCCTGTGCGGCAAAACATTGTTGCTGTAGCAGCCCTCGACATTAACTGTTCCTTGGGTAACTTCTTCACCAAGACAATTGCCGCGAACAGCACATTCACGTTTAGCAACCCGCCGTCTACTCGCGCTTTCGCCTTTACGCTGGAACTTACGCATACCAGCGGCACGGTCACCTGGCCGACTACTGTCAGGTGGGGTGGCGGCACTGCGCCAACACTGACAACTAGCCGTGTTCACCTATTCACATTTGTCACTGACGATGCCGGAACAAATTGGCGCGGCGTGGCACAAACGAACTACACGGCGTAAGGCGATGGATAGCGTATCTCGCGCATTGTTGATGGTTAGTGGTGGCGGTCCAAGTGGGCCACCAGCAGGGCAAATTCAATACACGACGAATGGAACTTATACCTTTGTTCCCCCACCAGGTGTAGACAGTTTTTGTATTGTGTGCGTCGGCGCTGGCGGTGATGGCTTTAGTTATGCTGGTGGCCTTGCTTGGCGTAACAACATTTCAGTAGGAAGTGGTCCGTTCACTGTCTTAATTAGCAGCAGCGATAGCCGACTTTTTAGCCCAACAACTACATTCCTAGAAGGGAGAGGTGCTAACACCGGAGGCGATTTTTACGCTCCCGGCGGCGGCGGCGGTAATGGCGGTAAGGGTAGTGGGCCGGGAGGCGGAGGTGCTGGGGGCTATACAGGCAACGGCGGCGATGCCAACGGCACGGGACCATCAGCAGGAAGCGGCGGTGGTGGAGGTGGTGGTGTCGCGGGTCCAGTGGCGTATGAAGACCTTATATACGTAAGCAGCGCGGGTGGCGGCGGCGGCGTCGGTCTTTTAGGCCAAGGCAGTAATGGTGCTGCTGGTGCTGGTGATGGTCAAGGTGGTGGCGGAGGCTCTGGCGGCGATAATGGCGGGCAAGGTAATTACGGCTCTAATGGCGGTAGTGGCGGCTTCTTTGGTGGCGGCGGCGGTGGACCGTCCTATATTTATGATTATGATTTTAACCTACTTGCTCAAGGCTCTTACGGCTCTCCCGGCGGCGGCGCTGTCCGCATAATTTGGGGCACAGGTCGCTCCTTTCCATCAACTAACACAGGGAACGTCTAATGTTTCTTATTGCACTTGAAAACGGCGAGCCTGTCGGCCACCCCATAACTCTCGATAACTTTAAGTTGCTGAACGCTGGTATGTCGCTGCCGTTCCCGCTTTTGCCGGAACACATCGAACCACACGGCTATGGCATCTACGACTTCTCTATGCCACCAGAACACGGTGTGTTTGAGAAGCTGGAAGAAGTTGCCCCGGTCAAGTCGCCTGACAATGGCGTCTACTACCAGACACGCATTGCTGTTCCAATGGACGAGGAAGAGATTGCGACCCGCACAAAGCAAGAGTGGGGCGCTGTCCGCTTTGAGCGCAACCGCCGTCTAACCGCTTGCGATTGGACCCAGCTTCCTGATGCGCCACTGACAAGCGCGGAAGCTGCAAATTGGGGATCGTATCGGCAGGCATTGCGTGATATAACAACGCAAAGTGACCCGTTCAACATTGAGTGGCCTGCGTCGCCATCATCCGGAGGATAGCATGGCGACTCTTTCAAGTATCATTTCTCATGGATACTAACACACTTTTCACCATCCTTGGCTTTGTCATCACCGCCCTTAGCTTTATTGGGGCGCTGATAACTGTCTGGGTGAATCTGACCAACAAACTGACGCTGCTTGAAGCGCGGCTGGGCTTTGGCGATGAGAAATTTCAATCCATCGACAAGAAATTTGACGAAGTAATGACGCACCTTCGCAGAATTGAAGACAAGCTGGATAACAAGGCTGACAGATCATGAAAAAATTTGTGCTGGGTTTTATCTCGTTAATTGCGTCATCGTCGATGGTGTTGGCACAGGCCACATCCACAGCGCCGACGGAATACATATATAACACGACAACCAACAGCACGACAGATAATACTAATACGTCTACCAGCACGTCCACTAACACGAACGTCAACCAGAATAATAACACGTCTACCAGCACATCAACCAGCACAAATGTAAACACTAACAATAATGTAAACCAGAACATCAATTCTGGAACGGTTACAAACATTAACCAGAACACGTCGAACGCTACTAATGTGAACACCAACACGAACGTAAACACCAGTACGAACGTAAACCAGAACACATCAACTAGCACAAACGTCAACCAGAACATTAATTCTGGGACTATGACAAATATCAATCAAAACACGTTAAATTCTACCAACACCAATACAAATATCAATTCTGGGACAATGACTAATATTAACCAAAATACGTCAAGTTCCACGAACGTAAACACAAACAACAACGTCAACCAGAATATAAACTCTGGGACGATGACTAACATTAATCAAAACACATCGAATAACACCAACACGAATGTCAACCAGAACATCAATTCTGGTACGATGACCAACATCAATCAGAACACGTCCAGTGCTAACAACACAAACGTGAACACTAGTACGTCCACGAACGTAAATACCAATAACAACGTCAACCAGAACATTAATTCTGGAACCGTTACGTCGATCATCCAGAACACGTCGAACGCCACAAACGCGAACACAAATGTTAATCAGAACATCAATTCTGGAACTATGACTAACATTAACCAGAATACGCTGAACGCTACAAACGTGAATACGAACAATAACGTAAATCAGAATATCAACTCTGGTACTGTTACTAATATTAATCAGAACACGTTAAACGCTACGAACGTAAACCAAAATACGAATAACAGCACCAACACGAACTACAACGTGAACTCTGGCACAATGAACAACATTAACCAGAACACTTCTGACAGCACATCTGATAATACAAACCGCAATTTCAATAACGATGTCAGCACATCCACGGTGAACCAAACCGTCAACCAAAACAGCACGGTGGATAGCAAAAACACGAATAACAACATCAATACGACGAATGAAACTAGCAACAGCACGGTCAACCAGACCAGCAACAACGTCAATCAGAACAATAACGTCAACGTATCTGACAGCAAAAGCTACAGCGAGAACGTATCGCGTCAGGTCATCGACCAAAACATCAAGTCGCCACCGCCGAGCGCCATCGCGCCAAGCATGATGTCCTACAGCCAAGACCTATGCACCACTGGCCAGTCTGGCGCAGTGCAGACGCAAATCATTGGCTTGTCGGCTGGCCGCACCGTGCGTGACCAGAACTGCGAACGGATGAAGCTGTCTAAGACCCTTTACGATATGGGTATGCGTGTCGCCGCCGTCAGCCTCCTATGCCAAGACTTCCGCGTCTTTAGGGCAATGGAGATGGCCGGAACACCTTGCCCATTCTTGGGTTTGATTGGCGAGGAAGCCCGCGCCGCGTGGACCGAAAACGTCGAGCTTCGCCCTGTTGAGAAATAAGACATACGCTTTGCAGGTTATTCTGCTGGCTTGCGCAACACCCGTTTTCGCGCAGACCTACGAGGCTGCCCTAATCCCGCCGCAAATCAACGGTGTCCCAACGACAATGACGCCGCTCAATCTGGGCGACGATAACACGCGTAACGTGGCTCTTGGCTTTGAGTTTGAATATTGGGGCCAGACATTCACCGACGCTTGGGTGTCGAGTAACGGCTTTGTGTCGTTCCAGAGCGGCGCGCATTTATGCTGCGATGGCCAGCCTATCGAACTGGCGCAGCGCAACACGATATACGGCTACTGGTCAGACTTAATCAGCTACACCGGCAATCCCTATTATCGCCGCGACAATGGCTCTATCCTTTTCGGTTGGTATGGCGTGAACGAGTACGGCACGAACAACAGCAGCACCTTCGAGATTGGCCTCTTTGCCGACGGCAAGATACAACTGAATTACGGCAATTTGGGCTTTAATGGGGGCCACACCTTCACCGCAGGGATCACTGGTCCAACTGCGGACGATAACATCTCGCTCTTCTATGGGCGCAACGCGCAATATCTTCAGAACCAATCTGGCATTCTTTCATGGGTTGCACCAACGCCTATCGTGACCGTTGACTGCAATCTGACACCTATGGACCCAAGCTGCCCACCAGCCATTATCGAAACTATTGCAGACCCTGTGGCTGCGATTGCCGAAGCCGTTGAGCAGAGCGCGGAGCTTACGACAGAGCAAATAGAAGAGGTGCAAGAGACAGCCACAGATGCACTGGAGCAAGCGCAGGAGATAAGCGAAGTGGCCGTCGAAGTTGAGCAGGTGGAGGAAGTCGCGGAAACCGAGGAGGTTGCAACAATCGCTGACGAGCCGGAGGCGGACGTGGAGGCTAGTGTGCGCGAGGTCGAAGCGGTTGAGCGCCTTGATCCAGATCAGGTTGCTGCTCTGGCCGCAACTGGAACAGACGCAACCGAAAGATCGGAATCAGAACAATCAACTGCAATGGATGTTGATGAGCCAGAAGCAGTGGACAAATCTGACCAAGTTGATGCGTTGAATGCAGACGATCTAGACGCTGCCCAGCAGTCGGAAATAAGCCAAGACGATGCGCTTGAGGCAACTGTCTCTGACATAACCGAGCAGTCGGAACAAGTTGATACGTTTGAAGCAATTGAATTAGACGCAGCCGAGCGGCTGGAAATAGATCAAAACCCGGCGTTGAGCATAACCGGACCAGACGTAGTTGAGCGGCTGGAATTAGAACAATCCCCTGTGCTGGTCGCATCCGACCAAGATGCAGTCGAGCAGTCGGAGCCAGAACAACCCGCTACGCTGTCGGTGACCACTCCAGACATATCCGAGCGGGTAGAGTCTGAACAATCCTCTGCACTAGATTCAATTGGTCCAGACGCAACAGAGCGCGTAGAGCAAGAACAAGCACCTTCGCTTGCCGTAACTGTGTCAGAAGTAACTGAGCGGGTGGAGGTAAATCAGACTCCAGCGTTAGCCATCGCAGATGTGATTGAGCAACCTGAATTAAATCAAGCCCCCGCACTGGCTGTAGCCAATTCGGAAGTTAAAGAAAGCACACAACAGCAAGAGAGTGGTATGCAGGAGGTGCAGGATACGTCTTCGTCAAATACCTTCTCAGCGCAAGCGCGTTTCGAAAGCGCATTTAGCGAGTTGTTCGTGCAAGGGCCAAGCGTATCTTCGGCGCAGAGTGTTTTACCATTGGATGCGACCATATCGGTAACCAGCCCAGTATCTATGGCAAACGCAGTTGAGGTTCTAAGCCTTGGCCCACCTCCTGCTGCATCTTCCAACGAAAACACTACGCAAACCGAAAGCGGAATGTCCGAAGGGCAAAGCGAAAAAATATCGGAGATCGGCACAGTACCTGGCTTCGCGGCGTACACCCAAGCGTCTTTACAAGATAGGGCTGACTTTTATGCAGTTCGTGATATATATCGCAGACGTAGGCTGCAAGACGCAAACTTTGAGTTGTATCGATTGATGCAGACAAACGATGCCAGATGGCAGGAGATGGTAGATGAGCAATACAAATGATGAAAAAGAAGAACCCAAAGTATCCTTTGATGAAAGCGGCTTTAGCTTCAACATTGGTGGCCTGAGCAGCGGCAAGATCGCAATCATCTTTGCTGCATTCTCGACAATCCTTGGTGGCCTCTGGGCTGGCTTCCAAGTGTATCAGCAATTCCTGACCATGCAGGAAGTGACGGCGGCATATGTTCCGCCAGACTTGTCTGGCATTGAAGGCCGCATTTCGGTTCTTGATGAGCGCGTCACAAGCGTTGAGCGGCTTACCAAGATCAACAGCGAAGCCTTAAATTACATGACGGGCAGCATCAGCAGCAGCGTCAGTGGAACGCGCCAGACCGTTGATGCTGTTTCCAGTAGCGTCAGGAGCAGCGATGCTCAAAACATGGCTATGCAACGTGCAGTGATCGATCAGTTGCGTCAGCAAGATCAGGAACAGCAACGCCGCATCAAAGAGTTGGAGGCGCAAACTAATGAGCGCATTCAAAAGACGCTGGCAAATCCGCTGGCAGGAAAGGACTAATATATGGATGATAAATTATTAGAGGCACGGATTAAAGCGTTGCTGCTGGCGGCAAAAACAATGGCATTTGTCATTATCGCCATCACTTGCGCAATGATTGTCGGCCTATTCGTATCGAATGAGATTATTGACAATAAAGATGTATTCGGTTTGCTGTCATACGTCATGACTTCAGTTGTCGGCGCTGTGGCTGGCTCCTACGCTACCCTGATGGGCATGAAGGGCGAATTGGCCCCACCACCACCAGAAGACCGTGATGATCCTGAGCCGGAGCCTATGGCCCCTGTAGCGCCACAACCAGACCCGCTGCCGCTTACACCTGACATGGTTGCTCCTGCGCCACGTTATGATGATCCAGCCGCGACTGTGTTTATTGATGAACCAGAAATCGATGATGATGACGACATGGAGCCGTGGGAGAAGTATCGCGGCGACCTGCGCTACGACAGCAACGGAGACGGCGTAGTCGATGCAGACGATTTCCCTGATTGGCGAGGTGCTGGCAAATGAGCTTAATTAATCTTCAAAGCAAATGTGGGTGTCATGCAGATGGCGCGTTTGGTCCTGGTACACTTAAGGCGGCTGCGGCTTACTATAAACTATCACCTAATCGTGCTGCGCATTTCTTTGCTCAGACGGCGCATGAAAGTGGTAACTTCAAAGCGTTCAGCGAAAACCTGAACTACAGCGCGAAGGGGCTTCGTGGTATTTTTGGAAAATACTTTCCAACTGATGCAATGGCCCGTGCCTATGAGCGTCAGCCAGCCAAGATTGCTAACCGCGTCTATGCCAATCGTATGGGCAATGGCGACGAAGCGTCTGGCGAGGGTTTCGCATACAAAGGAAGGGGTGCGCTCCAATTAACTGGCAAGTCGAATTACAAGGCATTTGCTGATTATATTGGCCGTCCCGACATCATGACCAATCCAGACCTTGTGGCTGGTGAACTATGCTTTGAAAGCGCCTTGTGGTTCTTCGACAAGAACAAGTTGTGGAGCATCTGCGATCAGGGCATCAACGACGCTGCTATCCTTGCACTTACCAAGCGCATCAATGGCGGAACCCACGGCCTAGATGACCGCAAACAAAAGACCAAGAAATACGCAACTTGGTTATAGGAGAATAAACATGGATATTAAAAGCACATTGAAGAAAGAAGCTGGCAAGGCTTTGAAGAAAGAAGCCGAAAAAGCCATCATCAAGAAGGCCACGGGCAAACTTTTGCCTATGGTCGATGAATCTGAAAAGAAGCTGGGTTGGAAAACAACGGTTGCTGCCGCGCTGGCGTTTGTTGCTGCCGCCGCTGCTGGCCTGTTGCAAATCATCAACGGCTAAATAAAAAACGGGCCGCTCGTTGTGGAGTGGCCCGTTTCTTTAAAATCTAATCTCATCATCGGCCCAG